TTTTTTTTTTATCACTTGACAGGTTGATAGGTACTTTTTATTTTTTACATGAGGGAAACAACCAAAACCCTCATGGACTATCACACAACCTACTACACCGAGACATCCACAGAGACGATAGACTCAAACTCAGTATTCCACAGAGCGCGCGGCAATTTTGGCGTCAGTGGCGGTACTTTTCCAGTTTTATCATAACTGTTACGGTTTACTCGCTTAAACCCGAGTATGCCATCGCAGACTGAGGCATAGCACTCAACGAGCGCGTCTTCGGACACGCCATAAACTTTTCTGAGGAAGCTATGAAAACAGTCAGGATCAACTGTATTTGCATTGATTGTCATCTCTTTCAGCTCTGATGCAGTATATTTATAGGCGCATGCCTGATTCCTAAAATCAAGGAAAGGCGTGGGCGATAACTGTTCGGCTGTCTGAAGCAGGAGTTCTCTTACTCTGGCCACGTGGCGATGTTCATAAGCAGCTGAGAGCAATTTCCCAGCCATATAATCATCATCTTTAACTGCCCGGTTGTTATTACACCGGATAGGTAATTTGGAGACCACGCGGCCAAAAGATGGAACGGGGTACGTTTTCTTGAATCCTGGTACGAATCGCTTGCGCAGAAACGTTGCGCTCTCCCTAGTCTCGAGAGACTGTCCTTCTGTTTTCATACCTGACCCTGCCGCCACCTGCTCAAACGAGTCATTCAACTTCGTTCTATCCTGTGAGGTGTACGTTAATCCATCATCCCCGTATACCAAAGTGGTACTGTGCGTGATGCCAGCTAGCTCCAAAGCCGCGAGCGAAGTGCATGCATTGACATATCCGTTGCCAGTGGTGGTAGTAACCTCACCGCTCCAACGTTGACCCTTCACTCGACCCTTAACACCATATCTCGTGAATACCCTCACGCTGGTGTTTGAAGCAAACTCACGCACAAACCACTTCGGCGCGCCAAGTTTATAATAAAACATGGCTTCCCATTTTCTGACACCGGCGGGTTGTGTTCCGTCATTGTTCTTGAAATCGTTCTCGAAAACATTGCCTGGGGTGTGGTGAACTATATCTGCTATCTCGTCTGCGGTCATGCCTACACAGTAAATGACTTCATTCCCTTTGTTCCTGGGATTCTTCCTGTTAAGCTCTTCCGCAATACGACGAGACAAATAATAGACAACGGAGCCCATTACAAGATTGTACATATCGCCTCCTTGGTAGACGATCCTTGGCTGTGCTCCATCTTCTTTTACAAGAACCTCGCTCTTAGCAAACACGGTCTTGTCCGTATACCCAGGTAGTGTGAAGTCCATAGAGTCCAGGCAAGCCTGTAACCTCTCCCGCTTTTGCCCGCTCATCTCTGAAAGATAAGCTTCAATTGCCTGAGC